GATATATTAAAATACATTTTAGAAGAAGAATTTGGAGAATATGACGAACATACAGCGGCTAATATTAAAGAAGATATGTAATGATGAGCAATTTGCTCGTAAAGCTTTACCATTTGTAAAGCCCGAATACTTTGAAGGGCAGGACCGAATTGCTTACGACCTAATTCTAAAGTTCATTACAGACTATAATTCACTACCGTCTAAATCAACTCTTCAGGTTGAGTTTGTAAACTCAGCCAAGAATACTGAAAACAATCAAGAGGTTCTTGATATTATCAGTGACTGCATTGTTGATGAAAAAATTGACGAGAAGTGGATGTTAGAACACACTGAGGCTTGGTGTAAAGAACGATCAGTCTTTCTTGGCATTATGAAGTCTATTCAAATTATAGACGTTAAAGAGCCAGAGCTAGATACAGGAGCAATACCTGATATATTACAAAAGGCTCTTCAGGTTTCATTCGACAGAAATGTAGGTCACGATTATATCGAAGACTATTCTGGTCGATTTGATTTCTATCACAAAGTCGAGGAAAAGGTTCCGTTTGACATACCGATGTTAAATACTATCACCAATGGTGGTATCACCAAGAAGACATTAAACATTATCCTTGCAGGAACTGGTGTTGGTAAATCTCTCGCGATGTGTCACTTTGCTGCAGCTGCATTAGACCAAGGTAAGAATGTTCTATACATTACTCTTGAGATGGCTGAAGAAAGAATCGCCGAACGTATTGATGCGAATCTTATGGATGTCGAGATTGACCAATTGAATGCTCTAAGTAAGAATCAATTTGAATCTCACATTGACAAGATCAAATCAAAGACTCGAGGTCGATTGATTATCAAAGAGTACCCAACTGCATCAGCTCACACTGGTCACTTCCGTGCTCTATTGAATGAACTAGAATTGAAGAAAGACTTCAAGCCAGATATGATTTACATTGACTATCTAAACATCTGTGGTTCAGCTCGAATCAAAGGTCTTAGTGGTTCAGTAAATACTTATCACATGGTGAAAGCAATTGCTGAAGAAGTTCGTGGTTTGGCCGCAGAGTTCAATGTTCCTATTTGGTCAGCGACTCAAGTTACTCGTGGCGGATTCAATTCATCTGATGTAGAACTAACTGATACTTCAGAATCATTTGGTTTGCCGGCAACAGCTGACTTAATGTTGGCGATGATATCTACAGAGCAACTCGAAGGTATGAATCAAGTAATGTTCAAACAATTAAAGAATCGTTACAATGACCCGACAAAGAACAAGCGATTCGTAGTTGGTATCGACCGACCGAAGATGAGATTATATGAATTAGACGAAAGTGCTCAAGAAGATATAATGCCAGACGTACACGAATACACAATTGGTGAATCAGCATCTTCTAACACTCAAGACTTCAGCACATTCACAGTATAGGAAAATTATGATAGTAAAATATACAAGAACAAAGAACGGACGTAAGTTATATCCTAGAGAAACAATTGATATGCCAAAAGAAGAATGCGAACATTACGTCGAAGTTCTAAAAGGGCAATTGAAAGAAGATTTAATTAAAGTAGAAATAAAAGAAAAGTAATGAGAATAGGAAAATATTGTTTAGACATAACCGAATTTGAATGGCTCCCATGGTATAGAGCAGAGTTCGAGTTTGAAGACGATCGCGAAGAAAAAGGATATGCTTATGTACATCGTGGATGGTTATGCTTTGTCTTATCACACAGAGTAAGCTTCGGCCAAAAGTAAATTTATCTAATAGAGATACTCCTAAGCATGAGTTTAAACTGCTTATTATTTTATGAACAAAAACCTGAAACAAGAATTATTTGGTATCTTCAAGCATTTTGCTGATAGTGAAGAAATACCTGCGTCCTATATCACTAGAGCATGGGCATCTTGTTTCTCGGCGTGGAAAGGTGCTTGGCGACCACGTGGCATAACTAAAGATGCTATGAATCTTTTAATATCAAAGGATTTCAGTGATTTAAAGGGAATTCACCGAGCTCATACAATTTCCAGGTTCGAAGTGTTCGAACGGGCTC